TGATCCAGTGACGGCGGGCTAACCCCATATCCACCCAAGAAAAACAAAAAAGGTGTTTAATTTACTCTTTACATGTAAATATAAATAGTGTATAGTTTATTTGCAAAACAAAGGAGAGCATTATGAGAACATTAAAAAGTGCTATTGGGTATCTCAGAGTATCAACGGACGGACAAGCGGAAGAAGATAAGTATGGTATCGAAGTGCAGAAATCAGAGATACTAAAATACGCAGACGAAAACAATTACAGTATCATCGATTGGAAGATTGATGAATGTAGTGGTATCAAAGACAACAGGCCAGAGTTTGATAAGATACTTTATGGCGAACACGTTACTAACCCACCAATTGAAGCAATTATCGTTTTCAAGAATGATCGTGTTGCACGTGACACAAAGTTGTATTTCTATTACCTATACACATTGGAAAAGAGAAATATTAAATTATTATCTACCAAGGAATCATTTAAAGAAGGCGATGACTTTGCAAATATCTATCGTTCACTATTGATGTTTGTTGCGGAACAAGAAAGAAGAAACATTGCGTTGAGAACTTCTAAGGGCAGAATTGCAAAGGCTAGATATGGTGGTTATAGCGGTGGCAGAGCACCTTATGGCTACAAAGTGTTCAATGGCAATTTGGTGATAAATGAAGAAGAACGACCACTTGTTGAGTTTGTATTTAAAGAAAGAGATAACGGAGTAAACATGCTTACGATTGCTAAACACCTAAGAGAAAATAATTTCAGTTCCAGAAGCGGTGGTGATTTTACCGCAGCTAGTGTTAAGAGTATCTTGAATAATGAGAAATTGTATAAAGGGTATTACAAATATGGAGATATGAACTGGATCAAGGGGGTTCATGAGCCTATTTTGAAAGATGGTGAAGAAGAATGACAAAATATCCGTTGGCAGTTCAAACTTGGTGGGATGTTGCAGTGAATGCACCAGAAGAGTTGAGAAATAAGTATGTGTATGTTTGGTTTTATCGATTACCAAGTGGACAAGAGATTCCGTTCTATGTAGGCAGTGGTCAAGGTGATAGATGGAAAACAAAAGGCAGTAGAAACCGTGGCTTTAAGCAAATTATTTCACATCATAAAGATGTATATTCAAGAAAGATAATGTGGGGATTGCCTGATTATATGGCCGGTCATATAGAACAAGAATTAAAAAGATTTTATATCGGATTAGGCTATCAAATAATGGATGGCGAAATGGAAGAAAATAAAAAGCAGAGATTGTTGTGGTACAGAGCTGCAAGAAGAGAAAAGAATGGTAAAGGGATTTATGGTCGAAAACGTATAGAGATAGACCAATCCAAGTTCTTGGAATATAAGCAGCTAGTGGATAATAAAAAAATCTCCATGCGAAAAGCATGCAGAGAGTTGGGTATCAGCACCCATAAATATTATGCAGAAGTAGAAAGGATGGCTTTATGTTAAATTTCCTATGTTTTCTGGTATTTGTAGCGTTGTTTGTGTTGTATCGGATTGCCACACATGATAGAAGAGTGGCTGACAAGGCTTATATGAGAGAATATAAGCGACAACGCAAGTTACAAAACAAAGTAGATAAGAAGTATAATAAACATAAGGACAGAGATGTATATATCTTTCTGGACTGATAGATAGACCGATATCCAAAGGGATAATGGTGATTCCAAAGGGAATGCACAGAAATGTGTAGTTCCCTTTTTTATTTGCAAAGGAGAGCATAAATGAAGGATATACAGAGAATGCAGAGCATATTCCGTAACATATTGACTGTTATAGGGAACAGAAATGAGTATCAACCATGTGAAGATGGCCTTGCGTACCTAATGAAGATGAAGGCGGAATACGTTTCTAAAAACGAGCTGCACGAAAACGTACAGGACTTGATATCGGTATCTGGAAACGTCATGCGATATGCGGTACAAAATGAAAACTATGCACTTGCAGAAAAAATGAGAGAACTCATTTTCAAGATGTACGTGTTTGACGCACAAGACTGGTTCGATAGTTTCATGATTGCATTAGAGTACGATAGAAAGCCTAGAGAGCGATTCTACATCCCACGTAAGAAGATACTCAAGGGCCACGTAGAAACTCTACAGAAACTAGCAGATGGAGATATACAGGAATTGTTCTTATCGCAGCCGCCGAGAACGGGCAAGACCACGCTGATTATTTTCTTTATTGTTTGGCTTATGGGTAAGTACCCGCAATTTCCGAACTTGTATGTATCGTATTCTTCAATATTGACTGGCAAGTTTTATGATGGTGTACAGGAAATATTGCAAGACCCACATACATATAATTGGCAAAAGATATTTCCGGACAGAGTGTTACCAAGTACAAATAATGGGCTTTCTAATGCTAAGGACCAAACACTATCTGTAGATACAAGGAGACATTATCCAACACTTACTTGCCGTTCTATTGATGGAACGCTGAATGGTGCATGTGACGTTGAAGGTGGAATTTTAATATCTGACGACTTGTTAAGTGGAATTGAAGAAGCGCTCAATCCAGATAGACTAAAAACTGCGTGGGGCAAGGTTGATAACAATATGCTTTCACGTGCAAAGCAAAGTTCACGTATCTTGTGGATTGGCACTCGATGGAGTACAAAAGATCCTATTGGAAAAAGAATGGAACTTCTAAAAACGAATGAGAAGTTTAAAAATCATAAATGGGCGGATATCAGTATTCCTGCACTGGATGAAAATGACGAGAGCAACTTTGAATACGATTATGGAGTTGGCTTTTCTACGGAAACATACCAGCAGAAACGTGCTTCCTTCGAGCAAAATGGCGATATTGAATCATGGCTTGCACAGTATCAGCAACAACCAATCGATAGAGAAGGTACAGTGTTCAATCCAAACGATATGCATTTCTTTGATGGCAATTTGCCAGACTTACCATGCGATTGGGCCTTCACTACAATCGACCCAGCATTTGGTGGTGGTGACTTTGTGGCTGCACCAATATGCAAGGCTTATGGTGATAAGGTGTACGTGGTGGATGTCATTTATACAAATGAAGATAAGACCATATCGCAACCTACTATCGCTACAAAAGCAAAAGAACATGGCCTTACTACGTTACGTGTAGAAGCAAATAAGACACTTGAAAGTTATGTTGAAGGTATTGAAGAAGAATTAAACAAATTGAATTATAAATGCAATGTTGAAATGGTTTCTGCACCAACACTTGTTGCAAAGAATATTCGCATTTATGAAAAGAAGGCTGATATCATTCAGCACTTCGTGTTCTTGGAAAGCGGTAAGCGTTCAAAGGACTATGAACAATTTATGCAAAATGTATTCAGCTTCAAAGCAAATGGTAAAAATAAACATGATGACGCACCAGATAGCCTTGCCATGGCTTCTAATATGTATCAAGAAATATTGATTCCTACAGTTGAAATTTTCGATAGGCCATTCTGATAATTTTATTAAAAAATACAAACGTTATGCTTGTTTTTACTTTTAAAAGTGATAAGTTGGCGATGATGAAGGGAAACTGATAGATGGCTTATACAGGTAGACAGAAGATTCTTGTGAATACCGAAAGTATCACAAGCGAAAATATCATCAAGTATTTAAAGGAAGCGATAAACACACACGAAAAGAATAAGCGTGAAGAAAACTATTTGTATGAATATTACAAAGGTAATCAGCCTATTTTAAATCGTGAGAAGAAGATTCGACCTACTATCAACAATAAGATTGTTGTGAACAAGGCAAATGAAATCGTATCGTTTAAGACTGGATACTTGTTATATTCACCGATTCAATATGCGTCAAAGTCCAACGAGCAATCGGATGAAATCAGTACCCTTAATTCCTACATGGATATCAAGAATAAAGTCACAGTCGATAAAGAAGTCGTGGACTACATGCATATATGCGGTGTAGGTGTAAAGATTCTCTTACAAAGCGATGATGGGGATGATATTCCATTCGATATGTATAGTGCTGACCCACGTGACACGTTTGTGATATATAGTGCAACGCTGATTGGTGAACCACCAATCATGGGAGTACGACATTACATTGATGTCGATAGCACTGGTGTACTAAAGACTAATGTATATGAGTGTTACACAAAGGATATGTATTACAAGATTCGTGAAGAACAGATTGTGCAACAAGCAGGGAATGCATTAAAGCAGATTCCGATTATTGAATATCCACTGAATAACGCACGTATTGGAGCGTTTGAAATCGTGCTATCACTGTTAGACGCAATCAACAACGTGCAATCCAATAGAAACGATGGTATCGAACAATTTGTGCAATCGCTATTGTTATTCCATAACGTTGATATCGATACAGAGAAGGTTGAAACACTGAACGAAATCGGTGCTATCAAGTTCAGAGATATCAACTCAAGTTTACAAGGCGAAATCAAATACCTTGTATCTCAACTAGATCAGACCAACACACAAACACTTGTAGATGATTTGGTTGATAGTGTACTTGCTATCGTTGGTATGCCGCCAACCAAGAACAATGGAAGTTCTGCTGAAACTGGTATGGCAACCATCATGCAAGATGGATGGTATCTAGCAGAAGCCAGAGCAAAAGATACGGAAAACTTATTTAAAGCAAGCGAAAGACAGTTGCTGAAATTGGTTACTTATATCTGCAACAACACATCCGACTTGAAGTTGGACTACAAGGACATCGATATAAAGTTCACACGTAAGAACTATGAGAACATTCAATCTAAGGTTCAGGTACTTATTGCAATGTTGCAGAATGAAAAGATTGCTCCACGACTAGCGTTTGCTACTGCAAACCTATTCCCAGATAGTGAAGGTGCATGGCTTGAATCAAAGGAATATATAGCACAACAAGCAAATGAGCAAGGGAAGGAAGTAAATGCAATTCAAACTGACACCAAGGCAGATCCAGAGAATTGAGAAGGAACTAAACAAAAGTAACATCGTAGAAGTGAAGATTGAACGCAACCAAGTTGTGTTGATTCAAGTTCTACGAAAATTAGTTCCAGATGAAAAATAAATAGACCGTTTCCAAACGTGGAAAGGAGAAACCCAAAGGGGTATCAAGGTATGCATTCATGCATATTGAGATATCCCTTTTTCTTTTTATTTATGCTAACAAATTTAGATTTTGACGAGATACATGCAAACACGGAACGAATCGTAAATGTATATCTTACTTCCAAGACATTGGAGTTAAAGAAGAAACAAGAATACATCGAGTATGAACTCTACATGCTTTTAGGAAGTTACTACATTGATGGCTTGTATAGCACAGGCCTTACAAAAGATATCGACGTTAGTTCATCTGACATGCAGTCATGTATTTACCAAAACATTGCAGGTAAGACATTCAAGGACCGTGTTTACGAATACGTAGCAAATAACGACGTTAAAGCGCTCGTTCGATTGCTAGATAGCGAAGCACACAGAGTGTATGAATCTGCAGCTTATAAGACCGCTACAGACTATCAGAAGGCTACAGGGAAAGAAGTATTGAAGGAATGGAATACACAGGGTGATTTGAAGGTACGTGATACCCATGAATACATTGATTCACTGGTGAAGAAACTTGATGAACCATTCATTACATTCGATTTAGATGAAGCACAATTCCCAGGCGGATTCAGTAATGCTGAAAACAACGTCAATTGTAGATGTTGGTTGAGTTATACAACAAGTTCTTAACGGATAAATGGTCCGAAAAGATATGCGGAAGGGAAGTCGCAATACAAAATTCGCACATAAAGGTAGAGAAACCTTAAATCGCAAAATAGACAGTTAGGGAAAACTATAATCGCAGGAGAAAAAAACAAAATGAGTTCTTTAAAAGAGTTATTAGGTAAAGCCTATAAAGAAGGAATGTCACTAGAAGAAATCAATACTGCACTAGCAGATTTGACGTTCCACACAGACAGTGATTTCACAAATCTGAAAAACAACATTTCAAAACTTACTTCTGAATGCAAAGAGTGGAAAACGAAATATCAGAGCACTCTCGACGCAGGCGAACTAGCAAAGCAACAAGCAGAAGAAGATAGAAAGACCATGCTTGAAGAGTTAAACACATTAAAGCGTGACAAGAACATTGCAGATTTAAAATCACAGTTTTTAGGAATTGGCTATAGCGAAGAGTTGGCAAGCGATACCGCAATCGCAACGTTAGATGGAGATACCGTAAAGGTATTAGCAAATCAAAAGAAATTTGCTGATGAACTGGTCGCTAATACCAAGAAAGACTTGATTAAAGACAACCCTAAACCGCAGGGAACAAGCAACACAAGCGGTAGTGGTGCAATGACAAGAGAAGCGTTTATGAAACTATCACCTAGTCAAAAGTCCGATTTCATTGCAAACCACAGAGAAGAGTACAACGAAATTTATTCAGAAAACTAAAAGGAGATTAAGAAATGGCAAACAAACCATACGACAATTTTGTCTTAGCAAACGAAATCAAAGACCAACTTGTATCACATTTAGACCACTCTATGTTCTGCACTGCTGATGATTCCTTAACAGAATCTGCAGGCATGATTAAGAAAATCAACCGCTACTACGGACATGTTGGTGACGACCAGAATGCTTCTGGTGCTGAAAAGTTAGCACTTGGTGCAGGTAACACAAAAGTTATCGAAATGGGTTTCACACCAGAAGAGTACAAGGTGCAGACATTACAGGCTACAGGTAAGTGGCACGATGAAGAAGAGATGACTGATCCGAACGTACCAATCGTTATCGCAGGTAAAGTTGGTGCTGACTTATTCAACCAAGCAAACTCTGATATCATCGCTGAATTTGCAAAGGCTACAGTTGCAAACACAGTAGCACTTACTGGCACAGACTACTTTGGTGCATTCGTCGAAGCACAATCCAAGTTAAAGACAGAGTTTACAGAATCAACAACACCAGGCATTGGTACATTCGCTTTAGTAAGCGTTGATAACTACGCTAAGTTACGTAAAGCGTTAGGTGACAACTTAAAGTATGTTGAATCATTCGCTCGTGAAGGCTACGTAGGTACAGTTGCTGGAACACACTTATTTGTAGATAAGGCAGTTACTGCTAATGAAATCTACATCGCTACAAAGAAGGCAGTAACAGTGTTCTACAAGAAGAACGTATCTGCTGAATACTTCAATGAAGGAAATCGTTCATCCGAAGACGCAGACAAGCGTGTAAACAAGTTGATTGCACGTACATACTATGTAGCTGCTTTAACAGACGCAACAAAGGTAGCAAAGATTACTATTGCCTAACTAATAGATAAAGAAAGAAGGTGCTAATGATGGCAGAGGAAACCCTTAAAGCAATGATTAAAACAAACATTGAAAGTTCATCGGACATGACGATTTCCGAAGATGTCGTAAACACCTTCTTTCAATTATCAAAAAACGCAATACTTCTAAGAAGATATCCATTCATGCAGGACATAAGCGGTAAGGCTTTACCAAGCACGTATGACAGTCTATGTGTAAGACTTGCAGTTTATATGTTCAACAAGCAAGGTGCGGAAGGTGAGATATCACATACGGAAAATGGTGTAAGTATCAAGTGGGAAAACGGAGATTTACCAGACAGTTTGATGTCTGAAATTATCCCTTTATCGGAAGCGTGGTGAGAACATGCGTGGAATGAAGAAAAACATGTACACATTCTATAGTGCTAAGTATTTAGGACTACAGAAACAAGTGGATGAATGGGAACAACCAACAGGGCAATATATTCCAAGATATGCTTTACCCGTTAAGCATAGGGGAAACATTAGTCCGAATATCGGAAGTTCTCAATTCTACATGTTTGGAAACCTACTTGAATACAGTAACGTTATTTCTCCATTACCAGTCGATACAGATATTGACGAGAACTCTGTTTTATGGATTGGTATTGAACCTAATGCAGAAAATGACAACTACAACTACATTGTCAAACACATTGCTAAGTCCAAGAATTTCTTGGCTATAGCGATTGGAAAACGTACAAGCGATGAAGATTGATTTATTTAACCTAGCAGATTTAGATAAGGCGATTGCCATTACTGATAACCATAAAGAAAACATGAAGAAACGCATGACAAAGATTATGGAAAAGGTAAGACAAGAAGCGGTATTTGAAGCGAATAGGTTGTATCAATCTGCAAGTTACGCAGGTTTTAAGGATGTAGTAATAAACGCTACACCAGTACACATAGAAGATGGCAAATTGACCTTCACACTGCGTGCTATGGGTAGCACAACGCTATTCATAGAGTTTGGTACAGGTATTTATCCAAGTGCACCAAACGAAGCCTACGGACTCATTACAAGTGGCAATGTTGTCATGCATGGACAGTATGGTAAGAAACAAGGCTTAAAGCCTAATGGATGGTTTTACAAAGGAGTAGTCGGACAAAACCCACCTTCTGATACAGAAGTATCAACGAAAAAGGAAGGCTTAGTACACACATACGGAAACGCAGCTACACCATTCATGTATAGTGCACGGAAAGTAGCAGAAGAAACATTTAACAAGTTGATAAAGGAGTTGAAGTAATGGTTTTTATAGAACGATACATCATATCGGAAATTACACAACAGTTGGAGAAAGACTTTCCTAACAAAAAAATCATTGTTAGCAATGACAATATCAACGCTAAATCTACGTTTCCAGTTGTAACAGTTGTACAGTCCGATACATTCCAAGCAAGAAACTTTATCGATTCCAGTGGCAAAGAAACAGTATGTGATGTCACGTTTGATATCAACGTTTATTCAAATGATAAACATGACGCAGTAGGCGAGTGCATTGCACTACTACAAAGCATATCTAAGTTGATGATATCGAAGAACATGACATGCATTACAACAATCAAGATGGAATCGATGAACAACAACTCAATCCACAGATATGTACAGAAGTACACAGGAAGAGTTGCTGGACAATATTTATTTACACGATAAGAAAAGGAGAACACTAATGGCACTTCAAGATTTCAAAGCATTTCTAACTAAGTACACATTCTTGATGAACTCTGCAACAGACCATTATGCAGACATGAAGAAACTTATTGACATTATCAGTTATCCAGATATGGGAAGTGATCCAGAAAAAGTTGAAGTAACAACTCTATCACATGGAATCAAGGCTTATATCGATGGCTTACAGGATGTTAAGTCCTTCTCTTTTGAAGGCTACTACACACCAGAGCTTTACACAAAGTTACAGGGTATCGAAACGGCAACAAAGACAAAGCACCAAAAGTTTGCGTTATTCATTGGTGGTACTGATGGAGATACACCTACAGGCGATTTAGGTTGCATTTACTGGACTGGCGAATTGACTGTTTATCTTAAAGGTGCAGGCTCAAACGAAGGTCACAAGTTGGCTATTTCCATTACAGTGGATGACAAGCCAGAGTTTTCTGCAACAAAGAAAACAGACTAATGCAGTAACGATTTAACACTTTAAAAAATCAAATAGGAGAAGAAGAAAATGGCAAAGGACATTAAGGTAACATTCGAGGATCAAACATTCACGCTTACATTCAACAAGCAATCAGTTAGACAGATGGAAAACGCAGGATTCAATATCAATGATATTGATACAAAGCCTAATACAACTATTGAAATGTTGTTTAGGGGTGCATTCCTAGCACGCCACGTTGGTATCAAGGAATCACTTGTAAATACTATCTGGAATAACATGACGCAAAAGAAAGAGTTATTGCAAGCGTTAATGGAATTGTATCGTGCTCCAAGTGAGGCTCTATTAGAAGAGCCTAGTGAGAACGATCCAAAAAAATTGACTTGGACTATGGAATAGTCCACTTCAAAGACAAGGGAAACTCTAAGAAACAGTTTACCTATTCCGAACTATTTGAAAGAGAGTGCCCAAGATATATGTCGATGGGTATGACATATAAAGAATTTTGGGAAGGTGATAACGACCTTCCCATATTTTATAGAAAAAAGCATGAATACGACTTGCAACGCATGAATGAAGCGGCTTTTTTGCAAGGCTCATATGTAGCAAAAGCCATTGCTGCATGTTTATCCAATGGAGAATTTCAATATCCGGAGAAACCTGATCTTCTCAATTTATCTATCAATAAAGAGATTATTGCAGAAGAAGAAAGACTACAAGCAGAGCAGTACACAAAACAGTTGCGAGAGTACATGCAAATGTTGGGCAAAAACAGTTTAAAAGCAAAAGAAAAGAAATAGAACGGAGATACATTCGATATGGCTGAATATGAAGGACTAGAGTTTACAGTCACGGAAGATATAAGCAAAAGCGTAAAAGACATCAAAAGATTATCGAGTGCATTAAAAGACCTAAAGACTGCATTAGAAGCAGTAAAAGGAATGGATGTTGGCAAAGAATTAAAAAACCTGGCAGACCAACTATCCGAAATTGAAGGAAAAGACACAAGCACATTAAAAGAACTTGGAGAAGCCTTACGTAATACAGGTGATGGAGTAAGCAAGTTAAATAAAACGATTCAAGCGATGGATGTTAGTAAGTTCAAAGATAACATGCATGGAATCGCAGAGAGCATAAAAGAACTCGATTTAGAACGCTTATCAAAGTTATCTGAAGCTACACAAGGCTTGCGTGGTTTGAGCCTTCTAAACAACGCAAAACAAGGCACAGGAACTGCAAATGCACTTGGTAATAAACAAGATGTAACAACTCCACAACCAGATACAAGCAAGCAAGTTTATGCAGGAAACGTACTTGAATCATTCACTCAATCGCTAAAGAATGGTGCAAGCAAGATTCAGAGTATCTACAGTGGAATACTAAGCAACGGTAAGAGTTTCACAGATAAATTTAAAAGAATATTCGATTCGCTTAAAAGTAATACTGCACTACAAAAATTCGGTGGACTTATCAAAAAACTTGCAGGAAATTCATTCGGTAAGTTTGGTGAAGGTGCATTAGGTTTAGGAAACAAATTAGGTTTCCTTGCAAATCAATTCGCTAGAGTTGCAATGTATAGATTCATCCGTACAGTCATCAAAGAGATAACTCAAGCGATGGTTACAGGTGTAAACAACGTATATGCATACTCAACCGCTATTGGTGGAAGTTTAGCACCAGCAATGGATAGCATTGCGACTTCTGGACTATACGCAAGTAATGCATTAGGTGCTATGGCAAGTCCGATTTTAGAATCACTTGCACCTGCTATCGATTTCTTAATCGATAAATTTGTAGCACTTATCAATATCATCAACCAATTCTTTGCATTCCTTGGTGGCCATGCTACATGGACTAAGGCAATTAAACAACAGACAAAGTTTAATAACGAACTTGGTAAAGGTGGCGGTGCAGCTAAAAACGCAAGGAAAGAATTAGATTTATACCTTGCTAGTTTTGATGAACTCCACGTTATGAACGACCCTAA